AGAGCAAGCCCTATGAACCATTTGGGGCTTCTCGGGAGGTGTTCAGGTTGCACGATCCCGAGTTCATCATCGATGGCCCAGCAGGCACTGGCAAGTCTAGGGGTTGCCTCGAGAAGCTGTACATCTGCGGGCTAAAATACCCTGGCATGCGAGGGCTTATGGTCAGGAAAACGAGGGAGAGCCTGACGCAATCTGGCATGGTGACTTTTGAGAAACACGTGGTGCCCTCTAATGGCACGGTTCGCTGGAGAACCCAAGAGCAGCATTATGAGTTCAGCAACGGCTCTGTCCTTGTCGTAGGGGGTTTGGACAAGAGCTCTAAGATTATGTCCACGGATTATGATATTATCTATGTTCAAGAGGCTACAGAGGCTACACAGGAGGACTGGGAGGATCTAACAACTCGGGCTAGGAATGGCGTCATGCCTTACAACCAGGTATTTGGAGATTGCAACCCTGGGCCAAGCTCCCACTGGATCCTGAACAGGAGAGATCAGGGCACTTTGAAATTATTGCAGAGTAGGCATGAGGATAACCCCATCCTATTCGATCACAAGACAAATACTTGGACAGCTCGAGGGCTAGCCTATTTGGCAAAGCTAGATAACCTCTCTGGGGTTCGTTATAAAAGGCTCAGACTGGGGATGTGGGTCAGTGCTGAAGGGCTCGTGTATGATGAATACGATCCAGCCATCCATCTAGTAGATAGGTTCAAAATACCTCCCGAGTGGAGGAGGTTCATTGCAGTCGATTTTGGGTACACCAATCCGTTTGTAGCTCAATGGTGGGCTATCTCCCCTGATGACAACATGTACAGGTATAGGGAGATCTATATGACCCGCAGGACAGTCAAAGTTCATGCTGAAAAGATCCTCAAGCTAACTGGGGAGGAGCAAATAGAGGCTTGGGTTTGTGACTGGGATGCTGAGGATCGTGCTACCCTAGAGGAGAATGGAATTGGGCCAACCATCCCTGCTGAAAAGGCAGTTACTGTAGGGATCCAAGCTGTAAAGGATCGATTGAAGGCTAGATCCCTTTTCCTTATGCGGGATAGCCTAGTTGAGACAGATCATGATCTTGTTGAAAATTATAGCCCTGTAAATACTGAGGGTGAATTTGAGACGTATGTTTGGAGCGATAAAAACAAAAAAGAGATCCCTGTCAAAAAAGATGACCATGGGATGGATCCTACTAGATATGCGACAATGTATGCCAATAGCTATGATAGGAAACATGGAGGTATATACGTATGAGCAAGCTGAATTTCATCCAACGAGCTGCAATTCAGATAGCTGGCCTCAAGACTATGGTCACTCTAGTTGAGACTTGGAAAGAGGGGAGGCCAATCTATGCTGACGTCAATTTTGAGAGCCTGGTTCGTCAGGCGTGGCGCAAGAATGAACTGATCTTTGCCTGTATCTCGGCAAAGGCTAGTACAGCCAGTCAGGTTCGTTTGAAGCCCTACAATACCTCTAAGGAGGAGATGATCAGGGATAGGAACCATCCTCTTGCGAGGCTCCTCAAAAAGCCTAACCCCTTTATGAGTGAGTATGACTTCTGGTCATCGATCATCATTTATCAGGAGCTAGCTGGCAGGGCTATATTCGAGAAGCAAAGGGATAACGCTGGCAACGTTATAGCCCTATGGCCACTGCGCCCAGATTGGGTCAATCCTATCCCGAGTTCAACTCAGATGATCGCAGCCTATCAGTACACGGTTCCTGGGCTGCCCCCTGTATTCTTGGATAGGGGAGATGTGCTTGATTTCAAGCTATTCGATCCTTTGAACCTTTTCCACACGTGGCCTCCAGTCGCTGTAGCTGCTAGGATCGTGGAGATCGATAATACCTCCACCGATTACATCAAAACCTTTTTCCAAGAGGGAGGAGCTCCCCCAGGTATTATCAAAACCACTCAGAGGCTCCGTGATGCTGAGGCAGAAGAGATCAGGCGCAAGTGGGCAGATCGATATGGAGGGGCTAGGAACTGGAGCGCACCAGCGGTTCTGGATCGTGACGCTGAGTATCAAAAGACAGGATCCACTTTTGAGGAAATGGGGTTCTCAACTCTTGACTCGAGGAATGAGGCTAGGATCTGTGCTACAATGCGAGTGCCTCCTATTATCGTAGGGGCAAAAGTGGGGCTAGATCGATCCACCTTTGCTAACTATAAGGAGGCTAGACTGGCTTGGTGGGAGGATACCCTGGTGCCCATCTACCAGAACTTCAATGACGTCATCGACAACCAGCTGATACCTGAATTTGGTGACTCCAACTTAGAGGGGCACTGGGATTTCAGTGAGGTTCCAGCCCTGCGGGAGGAGAGGCTCATTGTCTGGGAAAAAGCTAACAACGGTTTGAGAATGGGTGGTATCACGGTCAATGAATATCGAAAAGAGATTGGCCTTGCCGCAGTTAGATCTGGAGATGTTTTCTTGCGGATGCTCAACCTTATGGAAGTGCCTTTGGAGCACACACCTGGGGAGGGAGGAGCTCAACAAGCTGTAAAGCCAGAGCCTGTTGAAAAGCCAGTGGAGGAGGAGGGTGACAAAGATCCTGATGAAGCCAATGAAAACTCAACGCAAGAAGATGAAAATCAAGTGGTTGAAAAAGCACTACGATCAGGAGAAAAATCAGGCAACCCCATCGACAAAGAAACAAGGGAGAAGCTAGAGCGAATGCTCCAGAGGGATCTCGAGTCATTTTTCAAATACCAGCTAAAGGGAGCCATGGATCAGATCCAGCGACATCCAGACGTACAAGCTGCCCTAAAGGAGAGGGAGAATGGCAAAGAAAAAGCCTGAGGAGAAAAGGGAGCTTGTAGAGTTCCAGCCCTTTGAGGCATCCTATCTAGACATCTTCACTGAGAAGCTCTGGGAGGTTGTTTTCCCTCAGGAGATGGCAGCAGCATTCCAAGGGGAGATTGAGGCTCAATCGGCTCTGGATCTCCTCTATAAGCCATCCCCAGCTGTAGTCACTGGAGGGCTATCATTCGATCTACTCCACCAGTTTGCCATGGGCTATGCTGAACATCAAGCTGGAACTCTTATAAAAGGCATAACTGATGACCTGGTAAAATATGTTCAAAGTGAGACATCGCAGTGGATCCAGTCTGGGGATCCCCTCCAAGCTCTAGAGGATAGGCTAGCCCTAAAATTCAGCCCTGAGAGAGCAGAGCTCATAGCCTCCACAGAGGTTACAAAAGCCTATGCTGAGGGCAATCTCCTTATATGGAGGAATGAAGCCTATGCAGGATCGATAAAAGGCAGACGCTGGATGACTGCAGTCGATGAACTCGTTTGCGATATTTGCGGGCCACGAGATCAGCAAATGGTGGGAGGGCTAGATGGAGGCTGGGAGGATTTTGATGATCAGCCGATAGATGGCCCACCTGCCCATCCGAGATGTCGATGCTATCTCCTCCCTGTCGTGCCAGGATCCTCTATGCGCACTACTTCAGTGCCCCCAGATCCTATCAATCCCTCTGACCCATGGCCTCCTAAAATGGATAGGGCTACAAAAAATCCTAGGACAGTGCCCAGTGATATCATCAGGCAAGGTAGGGAGTTCATAAAAAGAGGAGATGATGTTGAAAGCTATTCTGCTCGAGGGGCATCTAAAGATAAGCTCATCCAAGAGCTCTCCTCCAGAACCAAAGTCAGTTATACTGCTCTAAATGATTTTGTTCATCAATGGGCAAATACTTCAAACGATAATGCCTATGCATCCCTCCAGATCCAAGCTCGAACAGCAAAGGTTTTGGGGACAAAGCTATCCCCATGGCAAGAACAGAGGATGGCAGATGAACTGATCATCAGGTCTAGGGGAGGGAAAATACCCAGACAAAGCCTTAGCATTTTTGAAAAATCAGATATGACCCTATGGGATGAGTTCCTTGTACTAGGGTATCAGAACTCTGATGAAGTAGTGGATGACGTCATAAAGGCAATGTACCAATATACGCAGGAGGAGCTAAAGGCTGCAGGCATAACCCAAGTTCACGTTTGGAGAGGGGTCAGTGTAGATCCTACCCTACATTCAGCGATTGCTAACAGCCCAAATAAAATGATGCTGGGCATAGATGAAGTTGCCAATGCAGCTGAGAGCTGGACTGTAGAGGCTTCTATTGCTGAGAGGTTCGCTGGGTACAACGGTGTGGTGATGGAGGCCATAATGCCTGCCAATAGGGTTATTGGAACTGCCAGGACTGGATTTGGCTGTTTGAATGAATGGGAGTTTGTTATCAGTGGTGGAACAGTCGATGATCTTATAACTGCCACGGTGAGATAGGAGGAGCTATGAAAGCAAAAATTGTAGATGGCAAATTGATCGTGGAGGAGCTCTCCACTAGTGATGAAGATGCTGACTGGCTGAAAATGATCCCAGGAGCTAGGGAGGGGGAGGATCGTGCTCATCGGGAGGCTTTGAAGCTCGAGAGGGCTAGACAGAAAAAGGCTAGAAAAGGGAAAATGAAATGAGCAAGATCTTTGACTTTCAAGTTAGGTATAACAAAGATCTAACTAAGTTCCAACATGTAGCTCGAGATCATATGATCAAAGCTACATACGAGGCTACTAATTTTCTCCACAGCGAGATCCCTGCATACCCTCCAGCCTCAGGCAAGCCCTATCCTTTCAAGTCAGCCAAGCAAGCCCTTTTCGTGAAGGCTAGTATAGCAGAGGGGAAAATGGAAGTGCCCTACCGCAGGACTGCTCAACTCGGGAGATCGATCACTAAGGAGGTTAGGGCTGCAGGGGCAGGGGATTTTCACTTGACTTATGTAGGAGTTATTGGCACGAAGATGGTGTATGCCCCTTGGGTTATCTCTCGGGATAAGGTTGATGGGATCCAAGGCAATCGTGGCCCTCAATCGCAATACCATTCAGGGCTCTGGTACACCCTGCAAGATCTCCTAGATCGAAACATGAAGAAAATATATGATATTTACAAAAAGGCTGTAGATGGAATGATCGTTGATTTTTTCAAATAGAATAGCCCTAAAATAGATCCTGACACTGGGAAAAGCCCACTTTCAACCTTATAATTCTAAGAGTGAGGTGATTCATGGAGTACAAAGTTACACCTAACCAGCCAGAGATCCTAGATGAGAGATCGGTCAAAGGTATTGCAGCTGTATTCGGCAATATCGATAGTGGCAATGACCGCATCCATATAGGAGCCTTCAAGAAGACATTGAAGGAAAATCAGAGACGACTGAAACACCTATGGCAGCACGATTATTTTGCCCCTCCAACGGCTGTCATCACTAACATTGAGGAGGTTCGCAAGGAGGGGCTCCCCAAGGATATTACAGAAGCTATCCCTGAAGTCACTGGGGGGCTTATGGTCACTCGCAAATACCTCGAGACACCTAGAGGGGATGAGATCCTCGAGGGTATCAAAAAGGGAGCGATCACTGAAATGTCTTTTGCATTCGATCCAGTGAAGTTCTCCTATGTGGAGGATAAGACAACTGGGGTTATGGTTCGTGAACTGAATGAATTACGGCTCTGGGAAACATCCGATGTAATTTGGG